GCAGATACAGTAGTGAAGTTTGCTGCTGCTGGTGTGCTACCACCAATAACAGCATTGTCAACTGTACCCCCATTAATGTCAGCAGTGTCAGCAACTAAGCTGTCAATGTTAGCTGTACCATCAATGTGTAAGTCTTTAAACTCAAGAGCACTTGTACCTAAATCAATGTCATTATCTGTTACTGGAACAATAGCACCATCTTGAAAGCGCACCTGCTCAACAGCAGCAGCACTAACTTCAACAAACACACCATGACGATTGTTAGCTGTATCAGTAGCAATCTTATTCAATAAGTCGCTATCACCAATGACAGGAACAGGATGACCTTCAGCGGCAGTGCCATCATGTCTATGACCAGCAGCAGTAGCAAAGGCATCACGAAGAGCATTAAGCTCATTGTTGATTGGTGCAGCACGAACTACGCCCGTTGGGACGATGTCAGCAGCAGATTGTCTTACATAACCTGTCAAGGTAGTTCTCCTTAGCGTCTGTCATTGATTGAATAATTCAAGACAAGCCCTTGAATCGTATGACTAGCATTAGTATCATTAGTCACATATTTGAAAGCAATGGAGAATCCAGAGCCTTCAATGTTTGTCTTCTTCACTGGTGATGGGTTGCCATCATAAATAGCTGTGGCATCATAGATGGCTTCATTGTAATAAGCAGCAGTTCCAACAATAGGTAAGTTATAGTTAGCAGGATTGAACACACCAACTGAATCATCAAAGTCATAGGAAGCACCCATAACAATACTGGAAGATCCTTCACTTCTCAAGAAAGTAGAAATGTTATAGAAGTTCTTTCTAATGGTAGGATCTTGGAAATAATAAAAAGGAGTTTGATAGACACTCAATATTTCAAGGGTGTCAAAAGAAGTTCCTGTTTCTTGTCTCTGTACCTTACCACTAGCATCACCATGAATAATTACTTCATCAATACCAATATAACCACTAGAAGAGCAGGTAGCAGGAAAGCCAAACAATTGACTATACTCAAACGAAATACCACCTTCTCTTTCACGCAAACCACCTAACAATCCAAATGTTCCTTCACTAGGAATAAACATTCTAAATTGTGATTTCTTTCTAAGAACCACTGAACTCAAAGATTCTGGATCAATAGAGCCAGCATTTAATTCTTGTAAGATTGATGTAATCGTAAATTGAATCTGCTTAGAGATTGTTTCAAGCTCAACGTCACCAATCTTATTTGTTCCTGACACAGGTCTAAAACCATCTGGCCCTAAGAACAATAAATTACCACCCAGTTCTATCACACTATCTGGCACAACACAACCTAAATTTGTTGTCACCTCGCCAACAACAAAGTCAGCTATATTTGTACCTACCAAACTCTTAATAGCATTCTTACCGAAGATGTACAGCGTATCTCTAAATTGTTTAATCTGAACAATTTCAAAGCCTACATTAATAACAGCAGCACCATTAGCTGGATTAAAGTCTGTCTCAGCTAACGGAGAAGAGACATATAAGTTGTAAGGATCTGTAGGATCACCAGCTAAGAATATATGATTCTTAAATGCTGCTGAATACTTAGGACTATTGGGCGCATTAGAATGAGTAATCTGTGTATATGTTGTTCCATCATACACGGCTGCTGGATTAATGCCATCAGTTAAAACAAACTTAGGAGCACTCCAATTATACTTAGTAAACCTAACCTTCTTCACCCCTACCATCGTCACTGTACCGGGAGTAGTAATAGCAGTCCAAGTAGATGATGATGCTACCCATCTATAAAAGTAGTTTGTACCAGCAGAAGGTTTACGACAAGCAAAAATACTATTGTTTAAGCCTTCTGCTACCAACACTCCTAAAACAGCACCAGTACCTGTAACTGTTCCATAACTATTAGTAAACCCACTGATGCGTCTGTAACCACCATTGATAGAAGGTTCATAATTAATAAGCTGTGTAGCAGAACCGGGGCTTTCTTCACCTTGAGACAATACGTCCCTGTTGGTGTTCATGCCACCAATAGAAGTTACTTTAAAGCCATTAATTCTATCTGCCATTAAAACACTCTAGGGTGGAATGAAGGGCTAATAGATGCTGTAGAACTCATATACAGAGGCTCATCTAGCAACAGCCTTCGCATCGCTCTGATACCATTATCAAACTTGTCTTTGTACACTGCTGCACCTTGTTCATTAGATCTGAACATCAGCATGTAGAACATAGCACCATCAATTAATACATTGGTAAATCTGTCTGGAATAATAGCTACATCAGTAGATTCAACTAAGTCAGTAGGGAAAGACCAATACTTATATTCAATCTCATAAGCCTGATCTGGAATAGGAGTAGCACCAAACTTAGACTCTTGTGTTTGATATACGGCAATGGTAGGACCATACCCACCAGTACCATTAACATCTTCCTGAGGACGATGGTTGTTCAGGTAGTCAGTGTAAGTAAGAACAGCAAGACGAGAAGGCTGATTGTTAGCTGCAGTGAGTTTCTTTAAATAGAAAGAATCCCAATCTACAGTGGACGTATTAGAAGGAAAACTATATGTACCTGTACCAACAGTTAGTGTCTGGGTCTGGGTAGCTAAAGCAAAAGGCCATTCTTGTGCGGAGTGCATCAATTCTCTAATGGATGAATTGATAGCATTCTTTGCTAGAGCTTGGATGTTTCTAGCATTGTCGAATTCGGTGGAGTCCATAATGACCTCACCCATTCTTCGTAGCAATTCATTCGTTAAAGAAATGTATGTAGACATATTTTTTAAACAATAAAAGGGAGAGGCGGTTAAGCCCCTCCCTATATCAACTAGCTATTAGGCCAGTTGCTCACGATCAACGGAAGCACGGGCTGGGCGACCATCGATGTTCATCAACACAGCCCATACACGCACTTCACCAGAGGTGGGAGCAGTAGTAGCAGTTGCGATCAACAAGTCGATAGTGTCAGCAGTACCAATCACCAAAGGCTGATAAGCAGCAGCGTTTTGTGCGTAAGCACCAGCAGCAGCAGCGTCAGCATCAAAGCCATCAACGAAGTTGTCAGGCTCAGTAGTAGTCACGCCCAAATCGAAAGTGGTATCGTTTGACTCACCACCCAAGACAGTGATAACTTCAAGACCAGCATTCAAGATGAGAGTATTGGCGGGTACATTGATGCATTCGATAACATCAGCAGCAGCCAAGGCAGAGCCTTTAGCTGTAGCTGCAGCAGCGAAGTCAATAGTAACATCGACCAAGTAAGGGACAGCACCAGCGGTGCGACCAGCGGAGGCTGAACCAGCCAAAGTTGTAACAGTTGCCATTATCGTTCTCCTTAAGCAGCGTTGTATTTAGCAGTGACGATGCCTTCAGGACGCAAGATTTTGCGACCATAAAGATGCATACCACGCACGATGTCAGCGAAGCTGTCGGGATCACGATATGTCTCGGTCTTAGTGATTTGCTGAGCAGTTGCAACAGCAGAGTCATGACCACCAACAATCACACCATAGTTGGAGTTCTGGTTAGCAGTACCTGAAGTACCAGCACCAGTACCAATTTTTGGCAGGTTGTTAGAAACATAGATGCGGAAGCCATGCAAGTTGTTAATGACCAAGCCGTTCTGCAAACCAGAACCACCAAAATCACCATTCAACAAACGGCTGTCTTCATCCTTCAACAGTTCAATGAACACAGGATCGACAACCAACCAGCGACCAGCGGAGTCAACAAACTGTTGATCCAACAAGCGACCCATACGAGACACAACCATCAAAGGTGATGCCACATCTGTAGGCAATGCTGTTGCACCGGGGAGGCGAGGAGCCAAAGGAATGGAATGATCACCAGCAGAACCTGTAGTGATGTTACCGAAGCTACCTTTTTTCAGCTTCATAGTAGCCAACAACTCATCAGCACCAGCGGCAGTAACTGCCTTAGTACCAGCGGCTGCTGTACGAGCTGTATCAGGATTCACATGCTTTGCAGACTGTGAAAAACCAGACAAGTAACCCAAGACATCTTGGTCATACTGATCACGCAAACGATACGCTGCACGATCAGAAGCCATCTGCATGAAGTTCACATGTGAGTGAGCTGCTTCGATGTCATCAATCTTGAAAG